TTAGCCAGCATCGGGAACACCATCCTTACTCCGCGCAGGAAAGTATTTATAGATGGGTTTTTCTGACACGCCGATAATATTCGCTACCTGAAGGCGCGTAGCCCCCGTCGCTAACATCGCCTCGGCTCGACAAATCACATTTTGCGTCATAAGCCGTTTACGCCCGCCGATGCGTCCCTGCAATCGAGCAGCATCGAGGCCAGCCCGTGTCCGTTCGACAATCAGTTCCCGTTCCATCTCCGCCAGTGCACTCATCACATGAAAGAAGAAACGACCCGCGGGGGTAGAAGTATCAATACTATCCGTCAGACTGCGAAAATGGATGCCTTTCGCCTGTAATGCGGATACTAGATCAATCAAATCACGCACGCTGCGCCCTAGCCTGTCCAGCTTCCACACCATCAGCGTATCACCACGCCGTAACCGCCTGATCGCCCTTTTTAAACCTGGTCGCTGTGCATTCTTCCCACTGGCGGTATCCTCAAAAATCAGCTCACATTCTGCGCGAATCAGCGCTTTTTTCTGTAAATCTGTATTTTGATCGGTAGTAGACACACGCGCATAGCCAATCAGCATTACATAACCTCATGAAATAATTGATTGTATTTTTATTATCTTGTTCTCGCAAACCTCGGTTTGGGGGAATTTCATTTGATACCTGTTGCATTGCTGCAATTTTCATCGAATTTATTGCAAAGATTGAACTTCAAAGCAATTAGCAATTAGCAATTAGCAATTAGCAATTAGCAATGATATTCTCGAAGTGAATATTGAAATTAAATCACATGGGCGTTTCATTGAAGTGGACAAAACTCGTTTGTTTATGTTGGACGATAATGCAACTGCTATATCAGGAAAAGGGACTAGTCGCTTCAACCCAGTTGGGAAATTTATTGTTACGTCAATAGTGTTCCCTTTTGAAAATAATAATCTAGCAACTGTTAAAATTTACTATCAAAATCATGGAGTGACGATTGGAAGTAGCAAGATATTTAGGGTGGCAGGATTCATATATCGTGAAATCGGCTGCTCATGGATGGGACATGTCAGTACTTCTGGTACATCAATGAATTCGCATTATATGAGGCTGAAAGCTCCTCTATCATCACCGAATATGCCTGTAATGGGGACGGCATCTACTAATACATATGGGTTCGATGATTCACTGAGAGTAACGACTATTGACGCAGATAACCAACCATCAGCGATGAGTGTTACGATGCTCGGATATGACACTGTTTCATTTGCTATATCTGATACAGATTCAGCTTCACCGTCACCAACAGATATGGCAACTATCATTGTTTACGATATTAAATAAAAATCCTAAAATATATATTTAGTATGAGAAGTGGCCCAATAGGGCCACAACCTATGCTGATTTAGCAATCATATGATAGTAAAGTGTTTTTTTGTTCCAAATACCATTTTCATTAAATCTATCCCATGAAACTAAAAAACCAGTGTTTGTTACATTAGAAATCCGTACTGTGTAAGCATTTCCACCATTGTATCCTCCGATATCATTTGCAGTGATAAAGATCATCTCCTTGATATTAATTGGAAATATAACATTTTTATTAGAACCCATTACGACATCTTCGCTGGCAAAAAGCTCTATCATCGCATCCGCATATTTTCGCCAGTAATATCCTGCACCAGCACCCGTCTCAATAATTTCTTTAAAACCGAGGTTTGCGGGAGTCAGAGTAATATTTTTTGACCCATCAAACTCAACACCGTTAATTTTTCGTGGTGTCGCCAGCTTGGTAGCCGACACCGCGGTTCCTGCGACGGGTAATGCCCCAATATCAGCAGCGGTCGGTTTATCTTGATCGGTATAAATACGCGCCCATGGCCTTTCAAAACCGTGATTATCGCGAGCACTTCGGTATTTCAACCCACCATTCGCATAGTTGAAGTGAAACTGGGCGGCTGATGTTGAACCGGTATTTAACCCTATATGCCAAATAAGAGAGGCATCCCCTCCATTATCTTTTAAATAAGCACCAGTGGGGCTATTCCATGCAAGATCATCATTTTTATAAACGACACCTGATGAGCCCTGTCGGACATAATGATTATCGGCATCTGCTTTTGTTATAGCTCCAACATCTGCTGCGGTAGGCTTATTTGCCGTATCGTAATCCAACACCCAGGCAGACCATGCTCCTGAATATTGGGTTCGTTTGTAACAGCGGGAGTTGTTGTAAATACGGTAAACCTGAGTAATGCCAGCATGTTTCAGCACTTCAAGCGAACCGGCCTGCGCTTCTGGATAATTTTTGCCCGATGCTGCCTGCGCATTTACCGCCTGATGGTATAGCCCCGGTGTGGTATAGGTATTCAAATCAACAGCATTGCCGATAGATAACGATGCCGAGAAAATACCCTGAGAATTCACATCGATATCTGCCGTGCCGTCAAATGCCACACCAGCAATCTTTCTCGCGACGGCCAATTTTGTCGCGGCTGCCGCCGTTCCCGCCACTGGCAACGCACCAATATTTGCTGGCGTCAGGGCAATATTCGCCGAACCATCAAACGGTACGCCGTTGATGGTGCGAGGCGTTGCAAGTTTTGCCGCCGCCTGAGCAACTGCCTTCTCTGGTAACGCACCTACATCAGTTGCGGTAGGTTTGTTTTTCGTATTGTAATCACGTCTCCAGCCAGGAGAATAATCAACCCCGTTATAGATATAAGTGAATTGTGCATTCGCTGAGTCACTAAGCCCAGCTGGCGTTGTTGAAGGCGTAGTTATCCTGATTGTCGTGGCATCGTGTTGTCCCATAACCTCAACCACGGAGCCAGCCAGTGGTATCTGACCACACTCTGTATCAGAAATGATTTTATTGTGGGTGTACGACCACGAACCACGACAAGCCCAATAGGCATGGACAAAAGCGCCCTGACTTTCTAACCAGCCAATAAACTCAGCCGTTGTCCATGAACCGGCACTTCCTCCGATGGGGATCGAGGAGCTGTATGCACGCGATGAACCAAGATTGCGGTTAAACAGTTCTCTATCCTGAATATCTGCACCGTTTTGGTCTTTCGCCAGTTTCGTTGCAGCAACAGATTTAACAAACGCCGTTGTCGCCACCTGCTGGCTATTGTTATCGGTTGCAGGCGTTGGTGCTTTCGGTGTGCCGGTGAAAGTGGGGTTCGCCTTCGGCGCATATTGCGTATGCGGATCGGCGGCGGCGGCGTGTGTCGCCAGATCGCTGCCCGTTTTTTCCTGCTCTTTTTTCAAATAGCGGGTACGACTGGCCAATTCTTTAGCCTGTCGGTTTGAAACGCCGTCCGGTCCACCCACGACCGGATCCGACGTTTCGATTTGGTAAATGCCGTCAACCCATTGTGGGTTCTCTGACAAATTCGCCATGTTTAAGCGCTCCCATGATTGTAGTTACTGTCGTATATCGCCGTCCGGTTGTAGCGGATAGGCACTTCCCAATATTCGATACTGGCCAAGTGGCACCGTGCCGGGGCAAACATCCCAATGGCATTGCGCAGCATCCTGGCCTGATCGTTGGTAATCGGTTGTTTTAGCAACACGCGATAGACCGCCCACGCTGCTTTATCGCCGTGCACATAAAGGTTGTTGTAAGTGGTTTCACCGTCGTAACTCAGCCGACCGATGTTCTCGATCAACGTGCTCTCGCCGAAGCCGAAACGACGGATGATCTCTTTAATGCTCCAGGGCGTACCTTTGCTGCGATGCAGATCGATAGCGGCCTTGATCAACGCACGTTTAGAGTCATCCGATTCCGCCAGTTCCCAGCCGTCGCCAAACAACGAGAACTGTTCTGCCAGCCAGGGCAACGCGCTGCTATCGGCAATATCAATCAAATAAACCAGCAAAGCATTCAGATCGATGTCATCAAAGCGGTCGGCCAATTCCGCCAGCGAACGAAAACTGGCGTCAGCCGCCAACGGCGGTGGCAGCAGTTGTAGTGAATCAGCCATTCGACACCCCGACGACGCTGACATTGATGCCCGTACAGTTCGCCCATTCACTGTCATCAAGCACCATCAATGACGGCGAAACGAGCTCCACCTGATACACGCCGGGGATGGATAACGTGGCGATAATCTGGCTTGGGACAATGTCACGCCCCAGCGTGGCGGTGCGGGTTTCAACCCAGGCCTGTACCGCTTTTTCTGCAGTGGCCTGAACGACGCCAGCCTGTTCGCCGTTAAATAGCGTCAATTTGGCGCTGATGGCGTAATCCACCCGCGTGGGGGATTTGGCGGAAACAAAATCCGTCAGTGGACGCACCTGTTCGTCGGAGCAAAAACTTTCCACCAGCGAGAGCATGCTGCTGTCCGGCAGGCCAGTGCTGAGCAACGGATACAGCACCACTTCACCTGGTTCGGGCGACATCACCGCGACATCAACAATGTTTTGGTGTGCTCGCATTGCATGGAAGCGATACGCCAGTTTCGATCCCGCCGTACTGAACGATTCCGGTGCCAGTTGAACCCGTTCACGCAGGCGATCGTCATCTTCTTCTGCGGAACCGCCGCTGCTTTTGGTGATATTGATAACGCTTAAATCGCTGTCGCCAATCTCATCCAGCAGCGTACTGATCTGAGCAGGCAGCCAGTCATTGCCCACATCGCCACTTTCGGTACAGGTCGCCAGCACGGTGACACCGCTGCCGCTCACTCTCAGCAGCGCATCGCTGTCGGTGGTGAAAATCACGCTGTCTGATGCACTAACGCGAGTGCCCGCAGGAATCAGCAGATCGCTGACTAACGGCGTTTCAGGGGTAAAGCGAAGTTCTGCACGCGCTGGCTGCGCCGCCAAGCGGTAGACGCCAACCAGTTCTGCCAGATAATCCAGCATCGGTGCACGAGCAAACGCAACCAGGTTCTGCTTGGCGGCTTCCTGGACCGCACTACGCAATAAAGTTTCCCGGTAAGCAAAGAGGTTAATCAGCAGGCGTTCGGCCTGCGCCGGATAGAGCGTTTTCCCCGAATCAGCTTCATATTTCGCGATCATTTCGGCGGTAATCTTCGCTGCATCGCGTTCAATAAAATTGGGTTCTGTCAGCGCCATAACAACTCCGTGGTCTGTGTCGCGCCATTAGCGGTCTTCCAGCTAACGTGCAGCGTCAGGTGAGCCCCATTCACAGAAGGTTTAACCGCCAGTAGCTGGCAGCGAGGTTCCCATCGTTTGATCGCTTCTACCGATTCCCTGACGATATGCGGGATCGCACGATCGATCGGATAATCGAGATACAGATGTAGATTGCTACCAAAGTCAGGCCGATGTGGGTCGCTGCCGCAGGGTGTCCGCAGGATGATGTGAATCGCCTGCATGATATCTGCCGTTCCTTCGACGATGTCGCCGGGACGTTGCAGCGCCGGTTGCCAAAAAACAGATTGAGTTTTCATAGGGGGCTATTGTCGCCCCCGGTCAGAGGAAAGAATTGTAAAGCGGTTTAGAAAAACGTTAGTGCGAGTGGTGGTTGGAGTTGCCGCCGGCGTCCATGACGCTGCCGCTGGCGCTGACGTTGCCGGAGATACTGACATCGCCGCTGAGGCTGGCACCGCCGGAACCGGACATCCCGCTCTCGTAGGTGAGTTGCCCTTGCACCAGCAGCTTGCCCGTCACCGTCGTTTCTGGCGCATTAATAGTGACACGCTGAGCGTTAACCACCACGTCAGCACCGCTGCTAATCGCAATATGCTGCACGCCGCCGTTGATCGTTAACGTATGCGTCCGGCGATCGTATTCAATATGCGCTCCGTCAGCGAACGTTACCGCCCTTTTGTCCTTATCTGCCAGCGTTGGTACATCAGCAGCGGAGTAAATTGCCCCCAACACCAGGCCATCCTCGCCGTTGCCGTCCAGCAGAACTTCGACCTGTTCGCCAATATCCGGCAACCAATAATCCTTATTATTCTGCGTATTACGCTGTAATACCGGCAGCCAAGCCGTACGTAGATTGTCACACTCAGGTAAACGAACACGCACCATGACGCGAGCCTCATCCACCGCGCTTATCGTGCCAATTCGACGAGATAAACTCATGGCAACACCTCCTTTTTACTCTTGACTGTCCGTGTTGTCTGGCTGCCATCCGGGTGGTAAGTCACCAGCGTTTTTCCGCTATCCGACTTTCTCTTGCCCGCCGTAATCGGCCCGCGAATCAGCCCAATATCCGTGGTGTAACCACTGCCACGTTCCAGAACATGGCGAGCCGATTCGATCAACCAATGGCCAGAAAGTTGGCCGAACGACACCAGTTCAACTTTATTCCCCGCCGCCAACTGCGGGCTGCCCATCAATGTCATCGACCCCTTTTGTTGCTTTTCGTTGTGCGCATCCAATGCAGCATCCGTTTTCATCTTCGCTCCAGAAGCATCCGCCGCGCGCACGTTAACTTTCAATGTATCCGCACTGGTCTCAGCACCAGCAGACTTCATTTCGTTGTTCGCGCCACCGTTGGCTTCATAAACCATCAGTTTCTTTTCACTCCCTTTCTGATACTTCGTCTTGGCATTTTTATAGACGTGGCTGATCGTGTCGCTCAGTGAAAAACGCGCGACGTCCGTTGGCTTAATTTGTCGAACAGACGCCTGATTGCGCAGCGTCGCCAGATGGGAAAAAATCAGCTGGTCGCTGACCACCTTCACGACATAGCCATATTCACTGGCGAGCCGCTTTAGAAAAGCGACATCGGTTTCCGCATATTGCGTCACGCGATCGATCTTGATGATTTGAATCTTCCCTACCAGCATCAACTGATGCTTTTTCGCGATACGTGTCGCAATCGCGGCTAACGTTGTATCTTCAAAACCGCGGTTTGATTTGGTTCTCAATGCACGATTGACCGATGTCGCGACGCCGCGAATCATTACTTCGCTAGGCGGTGAACTCACCTCAATTTCATCAATCGAGAAAGTGCCGCAGTCAAACAGCATTTCACCGAGATAGCCTAGCTTGAGCGATAATGTATCTCCCGTACCGGGATACCACTTATCCATCCAGCGGCCATCAGTATCATCGAGCCTGACCTCGATCGAATCCGATTCATTCTTGATGCTATCGGTATACGTCACGCTGGTGACATACGGGGCGATATCATTGGTGATATCTTTTTGCTGATACCACAGGGTGAACGCCGGTTGCAGTACTTCCGACACTGCGGGAGAGATCAGCTTGAATTCTTCCGTTAACGCAACCATGGTGGGGTGTCCTCCGCTTTACTGGCCTCAGCCTGTTCAATAATCGGAATCAGCACCACCACACCCGATGGCAACAGCGGCACGATGGGGATATGCGGGTTAGCCGCAATGATCCGCGGATAGCCAAGCGGATCGCCGTAATACAGGTAGGACAAGGTATCCCAGCGTTCGCCCTGTGTAGTGATATGTTCAAGGTGCATATGCTTCAACCCTCTTCACGATTTCCGCCGTCAGTTTGCTCAGCGCAGGTTCAGCGCCTTTAAATGTGTCGCTCGCGGCATCAACATGTTTGCTGATGGCTTCCAGCTTCTCGATAACATTTTTGCTGTCGACGTCCTGCAACAAGGTGGCAACTTGCTTGACCTGTTTCAGCATTTCATTCGCCGCTTTATTAACCGCTGTAATTTCAGGCATCATCTTCTCTGCCTGAACCGCCGTATCAGATATGGCCTCTGCCGCTTTTTTAAACGCCGGCTCCACCTGACTTAACGGCGTCAATACATTCCCGACTTGCGTTAGCAGTCCGGGAATTTGCAACAGCGCAGTTTCGGGATTGTTCTTCATCCGTTTTACAATCTGAATGGTGGTTCTCACCGCCTTAACGGCTGAATGTGCCTTCTTGGCATACGTGACAGCCGTGCGTAGTGAAGCTGAAAAATTGCTCACTTTCTGGACCGCCTTGGTGATGGCGCTAACATTAGGAACAGGCGTCTCTATCGCAGGAGGCTTGAGCGGATTTTTCGGATCGCCAATGTATTCTCGCAGCGTTAGCGCGGCATTCATGGCCAATACGTTGCCCTTCGCGTCGGTATGCTGGCTGGTCGAGGTCAGTGCCGTAATCACAAACCAGCCGCGATAATCCCCATTACCGAAGACTAACGCCATTGCCTGATGCGCCCGCATCGCCTCAGTCAACCGCTTCAGCTCCGCATCCGGCGTGCAGTACTGCTTGTGAAACACGAGGCTAATATTAATCTCGTCTAGCTTCGCGCCGATGAACTGCAGGCCGGGTTTACCTTCAATGCGGCCATGCTCGGCATAATCTGCACCGAATGACGAATTAAAGCCGTCCCAGTAGGCGGTCACTTTAAATTCAATATTTCCTAATACTGCAAACATCAGGCGTACCCCCTGCGCTCACGCTGGATGAGCAGCTTGTTCAACATATTTTCCAGTTCATTCATGCTAAGCGTCAGCGTCTTCGTCATTTCAGGCGTTGGCGCTGCCTTCTGACCGTTGAGATAAATGGTGGGTGAGAAGGCAACCTGAACACGCTCGGAAGAAGCCGCACTAACGAGCTTGCCTTTCGCTCCTCCGGCTGGGGAGGTCATGGCGACACGTTGTTGCGGCGTTGGCGCAGTGCCCTTTTCAGCAATAGGTTCATGTAGCGACAATGCAGATATCGGCGTAAGTTTTAGAACTGGCGGGGCTACAGCACTGGCAGTCACAGATTGACCGCTAGCTTCGATAGACACGGTTTTCGAACCCATACCCAAAAAGTCTTTAACGCCATCGGGAATAAACTCCACCATTTTGTTAAAAGTGCCAGAGACTTTCGGAAATTCACTCGACAATGCGTTCACAAACGCATCAATGCATAGTCGCCCCATCTCACTTAAACGTTCAGGTAACTTATTTCCTAACTCATTAACATCTTTAGCCCAGGTTGAATACCACGTACCAAATGGCGACCAATCAACCAGTACAGCGAGAACACCCGCCACGCCTCTAGCCCAGCGCGACCAGCGTTTTCACGTACTCATGATCTGCCGGCAGTTCAGTCACCTGAGCGGGCCAAAGCAGAATTTCCTGACCATCTGCCAGCGTGACGCCGCTGGCGGGGCCGGTGTAGCGGTATTTCATGCGTCTTTCTCCTCATAATTAACCGTGGTAAGCAGCGGACCATCCGTCTGCTCGCGGTCTTCGATAAAAAGGGTTTCTGTGGTGCAATCGATGGCGTAATGCCAGCGTCCTTCGGTGTGACCAACGTAACGGTCACGTACTAGCCGAATACCGCGATGACAGTCAGGCAGTCGGTATCCTCCCAGCGCCTGACGGACGGTATCGAGTGTGGCCAGTACGCCGTCTTCGCCATCCAGTTCCGGTAACAGCACGGCAACCATCAGCTGTGGTCGCTGCGTCTGAACCGGAGAATCCACATCTTCCGGTGCGGAAAATTCGGAACCGCGATACCCCACCAGCACATCGCCAACAGTCAGAAGGTCTGGCCCGATCAGAATGTTTTCTGGACAGGACGCAATCCGCCGTGCCGGTAAGTGCTGTTGGAGGCGGGCTATCACCGCATCGATAATTGGTCTGGTATTCATATCCGTTCATCCACTGTGTTGATGGCACACTGTTTTGGTGGCGCATCGTGTTGATGGCGCTAGTATCCGGATAAGGGTTGGCTGCGGCTTTTAATCTGTTTTAGAAAAAACAGCGAAGTGATTTATTTGATAAAACACACCTAATAGACTGAAAAATAAAAAATTATTTCGATAAAAAAACGCCAACGCAACCGTGCTGGCGTAAAGAAATATGACAATATCGATAACGTGCAAAGACAGAAAAGAAACCAATGCAATGGGATTACCGATCCCAATATTTTTCCGGCCGGGCGATGCCAACCATACAATCAACCGCATATTCCACGACATCTATACCAAGGCGGGTAAGATTCGCCAACCAGACGCCGCCTACCTCCTTGGTCAATACCGCCATCTTGCGATCGGCCAGATAATCCAGTGCGTGACGCAGCTCCGGCTCTGAAGCATCGGCATACAGCCGCTGCATCAGCGCTAGCAGGAACATTTCATTCGCGGTGTAAGGCCGCGTTTTATTTAATGCGATGAGCAAGTGCCAACGCATCGATTCCTGTCGGATACGCTGCGTATCAGCCATGATTGCCTCCCGAATAGCGCTGCTGCACCAATTCCAGCTTGTTATAAAGCGCATCCAGTTTGGCTTCGATAACCGTCTGACCACGGATGTAATCCTCACGTCGTACATAAACCAGCGGTAAATCGGCGCGGAATTCCAGAAATTCACGCTCCAGCCGCGTCCATCCCTGCTCGCTCTTCTGGCGAGCATTCTCCAGGGCGGCGAAACGCTCGTTCAGCCGCTTTTCAATTTGCGTGAGCAAAATCCGCCCGGCGGCAAACAGGAAGCTCATAAACGACAACAACAGGCCGACCAACGACCAGAATTCCACTTCAATCTTCACGTGTTACCTCCCCTGCCTGTTGTAACGTTTCGATGTAATCCAGCAGCGCGTTAACCTGCGCACTCAGCGCTTGATAGCGCTCTCCGTTGTCGCTGATGTTGGCGAGAATATCGCGCTGGGAGACACCTGAACGTTGTAATTCGGCGTCAGCGATTGCGCTGGCACCGGACGCTGCGCCAGTGCGGCGGGCAGCGGCGGTAATGTCTGAAGCACTGTTGGCGGACAGACCGAAAGCGGCGTTGTAGTGCTGCACGAAGCCACGAGTAAACACGCACTGCACAGGCTGAACTTTGCCTTTTTCGTCAATGTATTGCTGAGTAACATGGTCAATTTTCCGTTGTAGAGCGGCGTTATCCGCCGCCAGTTTTTGACGCGCTGCGACATAGCGCTGTTCGAGTTGATTTCCACGCTCTACCTGTTGCTGGTATTGCTCCGCCGCCGCGCGTAATAGCTGGTTCTGGGTTTCGGCCTGCTGCTGCTGTAGCAAATTGAATGCCGCCTGCTGTTTCGCCAGCGCGGCATCCCCCAGTGCCTGCGCCAGTTGATAACCCTGATTACGACCGGTCAGATAGACCGCGAGTAGCAACACAACGGCAAGCAGGACGGCGACCATACGTGGCGAAAGAAAGGATTTCAGACTATTGATAAACAGACTATTCCACACAGCTCGCCCTCCCCCAGCTCAAATACCGTGGCGCCAACTGATGCAAAATACGATCGGGGTAATGGCGGTTTTCACGCCAGTTGGCGGCACTGCGTCCGGCATTGACGGTTTCCACATGATCGAACCAGCGGAGTATGTCCTTCTCAGCGATCTTCGCGCGTTGCTTATCACGCTGTAACCAGCCAAGCCCGCCGTTGTAGGACGATAAGGTCATTGCCATACGTTCGCAGTCGTTGCTGGCACTGATTCGTGTCCACAGCCAACGATCGTAGCCCGTCAGAGCACGGATAGCCCAGGCAGGATTAAACGGTTGATTAGCGCGAAGTTCAGGAACGATACCGCTAAACCAGTCGGCGGTGGTCGGCATAAACTGCGCCAGCCCTTGTGCACCGACGGGTGAAACGGCCCGAGGATTCCAACCGCTTTCCTGATGCAACTGCGCCGCAAAGTCAGCAATCGGGGCATTCATGCCCCAATCCAAGCGTGCGCTGCGGATCACATCGCTGCGATACGCCTGCGCAGCACGAGGGATCGTGTCGGCGCAGACCATCGAGCTAAAAAGCATCGGGCTAAGAAACAGCGTGATGAGGAGGTGTCGCATATCACAGCCCCATCGCTACGCCGATGCAAACGGCTGACACAATCAGCGCACGTCGTAACATCGCGGCGGCAAATACGGTGTGGTGGCCGTCCCGAACCGGGAAACGTCCCCGCGGTACAGGTTCATCGCCTTGTTCGAGGAACAGACCGGGACGCGCTTTAGGAAACAGCGAGCGATCCAGCCAATAACCTAATACCGCAGCGAGTGAAATAAGCGAGAGCTTATAGACGGTGACGGGAAGCTGTTGCGGTGAAATCAGCCCGATAACAGCAAAGAGAAAAGCGGATGTCACAATCCAGCCGGTAAGACGCGGTTTTTTGATTTTTTTCAC